TCAATTGACAAAGGAATAATCATTGGCGGTTAAAACAGTACGAGCTTGTTCTACCTGATGTTCCTTGATTAAAATATAATCAGTATTGAAGGTAGAAACAGCAAAAATACTGATTGACTCCTCGGCTAGAAGGGAAGAGATTTTTGCAATAATGCCAATTAAACTAAAATCCAGCACACCAATTATTTTCATCGCTTTCCATCCATCTTCTCTGTTTAGTGTTTCAGCTGGAACCTTTGCCGTTGGTAACACCAAAGAAAGTTCTTCTGACGTATGGGCAAAAAATAGAGGAACGATCTTCAGTATCGAAGGATCAATACGCTCTACTTGGATGACAGAAAAAGAGGGTGCCAATAAGGTCAGTTTCATTTAATCACGTCCTTCGTTTGATGCAAACATCATATCAAAGGATAAGAAAGAAGGGAAGGCGATTATCATTTGATCACGTATGATTCTAAGCGTTGTGTCGTTTCTGCGAGACATAACAGACGGGTAGATTCTATGCAGAGGAAAATAAGCGGTTAAAACTGATGGGTATACCTCTGTTTCTGGAGAAGAAGAAATATCAATTGGATCCGCAATCTATGCTGAATCAGATTTGAAATCAATCGAATTAATAGAAGATAAATAGCACTCAATCATAAATCAATGGTTGAGTACTATTATTGTACATAAAATTAGGGTGGACAGAGGAATGGAATATAAATCACTAATTGTTTGATTGGAAGAAAAATTGATACTGAGGATCATAAAGAGAAGAAGGAACATGCTAAATTTTACGAAGACCTTACAAAATTCAAGGAGAAGATAAAGAACGCTTTGTAATATTTTGATAGACTTTAGTCAAGGAGGTGTGAGGAATGGATAAATTTTTCAACTTTATTGAAAAAGGACTTTCCGAAGAAATTAATTTTTTTATGTTTTCCATAGATTTGGAACATTATTTAGTCGATCACTACGAGGAAATGTATACCGAAAACAAAGAAGCTACATTGTACCTGAATGATTTACTTCCTGATGAGGCTGAGAAAATGGAACCTGGAATGAATCCAGATAGTTTTTGTGAACGAGTAAAGGAAATTGTAGAGAAATCGAAAACACTTTAATTAGCACTTTTTTTGCTGAGGCAGAGTCAGATCAAGCCAGCAACGAACTATCATAGATTGTTGATGATCAAGCAGATTATGAAACTTACATCAAGCTTTGATGATAAGAAACATCTTCAAAAAATTTCATGCGATGAGGCAGGGAAAATAACTATTGTAGAAGCAAAGAAAGCCGTTGATAACGCAAAACAGGAGTGAAAAAAAGTGTATCTAAAGATACTAAGGAGTAAAAAGCCTTAAATCAAAAATAGAGTAAAAAAATCAGCCCAAGAAAAACTCGCAAAAAAGAGATTCGTATACAATTTGGTGAAAAGGTACGCCATTGAAGAGCATTGATTGCTTAAAAAAAGCATCTGACTTCACTTGAACAATTAATGTAGGTTCAATCGGTATAAGAAATACAATCTAAGAAAAGCGAGGAATAGCACATCGGTTTAAAGCTGATAATTAACCACCATTTGACTACCAAACAAGAAAACTACGAAAAACATTGTGGAACTGAAAATACAAAAAAAGTGTTCAAAACCTCTTTAAATCAAGGCTTTGAACACTTAGGGAAAACTACGAAAATCTAATCGATTTTTCTTTATGGAGATGGCGGGAGTCGGTAAAATATTGATATCATAATACTTTCAGCTTTTTGACTACCAAATTGACTACCAAAATTAAAAATCCACATAATTATTGAATCTATTTGCTAGCTGTTCTTTTGCAGTTTTTGAAACGTGAGTGTACACATCCATTGTTGTTTGAATATCTGAATGACCTAATCTCGATTGAACATCTTTGATAGATGCCCCGGCTTCAAATAGAAGAGAAGCATGAGTATGACGAAAACCATGTATTGAGATCTGTTTGAAATCTTCGGGTAATTTTTTCATTGTGACCAAGTACCATTTTCTGGGTTTGGCTGGCGAAAGAATTCCGCCGTCTTCACTTTGAAAGATTAAACCATCCGGAGATTCCGTTTTGAACTCTTTCAATATAGCGATCGTTTTGTCATCTAATGAAATCCTACGAATAGAAGAAGGCGTTTTTGGAGTTTGAATATAAAGTCCGCTAGCGCTTCTGGACACAGCTTTATTAATGTTGAGTGTTTGATTTTTGAAAACAATGTCAGTCCATTTCAACGCTAGTGATTCACCTTTGCGTATTCCGGTAAAAGCCAAGAGACGAAAGTATACATATGCTCTAAAATTGCTATCACTTTCTAAAGCAGACATAAATTGTTTTAACTCTTCTTTATCATAGAAGTTTAAATCCTTATCCTCGGTTACTTCTTTTTTTCTAATAGGTTTCTTTATTACCTTAGTTGGATTCATGTTGATCAGCTGCATACGAATGGCGTAGTCGAAAACTAGACCAGCATAATTCATGACCATGCTTGCTCGGACCAATTTTTTATGCCAAATATTCATTTGGTTTTGTACATCCATAGGCTTTATTTCTAGAATGTTTTTTTCACCAAATGCAGGAAGTATATGATTCTTAAAAACACGTTCGGTCTTTAAAAGAGTTGAGGCTTTAACTGTTGATTTGTATTCCTCATACCATAAGTCATATATTTCTTCATACGTTTGAATCTCGGGTTCCTCAGCAACCTCTTGTTTTTGCATACCATTTACTTCTAAATCAGCTATTGCTAAACGAGCTTCTCGTGTTGTCTTAAAACCACGCCTTGTTGTGCGAATTGGCTTTCCTGTATCTGGGTCTGTCCCTAGGTACAGTTGAAACATATAAGCTTTTTCGCCATTTTTTTTGATGTACTCTTTTATTCGGATATCTTGCTCTTTCCTAGCCAATTGCTTCAACTCCTAGAATTTGATACAATAGGCGTAACCTATTGGTTATTTCTGTTTGCACGCCTCCTGTCTGCCAAGAATGAGGGGCGTGCTTTTTTTATTTAGTTAAGTTCAAAAGAATCTACTACTACAGCAGGCACTGTAATTTCTCCGCCGATAGCAGAAGAATAAGTATACTCACCGTAAGAGACACCTCGAATTGTGATGTAGTCATCTTCTAAAAGGCGATTGTTCGATAACTGATCCTCTGATATTTCAATCAAGATAACTTGATCGTAGTTATCATCTATAGCGAATCTAAATTGAGAAACATCTTCTCCTTTAATCACTTGAATGATTTTTCCGTAGAATTTAACTTTTTCAAGCATATACGTATCAGGATTTCTAGCTAAGTTTTCGTATGTGATTCCAGTATCATAACTAGCTTTTTCTTCTTCGGCAGCCTTGCGTGCGGCTTCCTCAGCTTCTTTTTTCTGTTTTTCAGCAGCTTCTTTTTCCGCTTGCTCTTTTGCGGCAGCTTCTTCAGCAGCTTTTTTCTCAGCTTCTTCTTTCTCTTGCTGTTGTTTCTTTCTAGCTGCTTCGGCCTCAGCAGCAACTTTCTCTAATGTCGCCTTTGACTTCACAATCACTGTTTTCGTTTCTTTTCCATTTGATACTTCGTATGTGGTATCTTCCGTTTCTGGAAGTGGAGCTGTCATGCTAAATGAACCAGAGGCTGTTGGTTCTATTTCTTTTACTAATTCATTGCCTTGATTTACAGTGATTTTACTTTCAGGATCAGCTTTTCCAGACAAATTAAAATTATTGTTTTCCAAATGATGTTGAGGTTGATATACACTAAACTCAATTACTTCTTCTTTGCTAGATGATACAGCAATTGTTGATGAAGAACTAGATTCTTCAGCATCACCACCGTCGCCACCTTGACCGCCACAGCCTGAAAGCACTAAAGTGGCAAACAGCAACCCATATACTACTTTTTTCATTTCTTTTCCTCATTTCTTTGATATAATAATTTTGTAATCTCTCAGAAATGAGTTTCCCTTATCGAAGCTGTAACTTCGGTAGGGGTATTTTTTTATCCATAGTTTAGCATGCTTTCTCGAACGTAACTTTCCAGATTCCATGGTATGTTGTAATATTCCATAAATTTAACAGCATTCAATTGCTCTTTGTCAAAGTCGTATTCATTTGACCAAATAAATAAAAGTATTTCTATAGCAATCCGATTTGCTTCAAATTCTAATTTACGCCTGCTGAAATCAGTTGCGTTGTAATAAGCAGAAAGTTCTTCATGCTTTTTAATGCAATGACCTAGTTCGTGGGATATTTCAAAATCTGAATTATTTTCAAGTAATTTATCGCTTAAAAAAATCACTTTCTCATCCGCAAAATAAATACCGCTTCGATCCATATCCGTAAAGATCAGATCCAAACCCATATCATTTACTATTTTTAGCAAATGATGATTAACCTCGCACATATACACATCACATCGCTTTACTTTTTCTCAGTAGCCCGTTTAGCAGCTAAAACAGATTTCAAGAATTCTATTTCTTCATCTGTTACTGGTTCTCCATCAAATGCGAAGACCCCATATTTTTCCGCAAGAGAACTTTGCTCTTCACGACCCAGAAGGTAATCTACACTTACATTGAAGTAATCAGCTACCGCTTCTAGTCTATCCGATTTAGGACTAGACTTTTTCCACTGGTAAAAAAGATTTTCACTGAAACCAAGGTCAGTAGCAACCTTTGAAACACTTACGCCTCTTTTATCAGCAAGAAATTTAATTCTGTCAAACACAGTCATATCAATAGTTCCCCTTTGTTCGAGGAATAAAATTATAGTTTTCTATAGAAATTCGTTGACATATTCTACAGTTTGCTATAATATAAACCTCGTAAGATAAATAGCAAGAAAAAAAGATACAGAAATCTAACCTAATAATTCCAACGTTTGGCGACGTAATCGAAATAAAAAGGTTTTTGTAAGCTTATTTAACTATGCTTTCATTCTATAGTTTTCTATAGAAAAGTCAATAGGTTAATGTAAATTTCTTGCCGATTATCTTACAGAATATATGAAAAGGAGGTGATGATATGCCGAGTATAGCAACCGGGAGGCAAAAAGTATTGAAATACATTGAAGAAAATAATATTTCTATGGCTGATCTAGCTGTCGCATATGGAGTGAAAAGACAGGATATGCACTCTTACTTGACTGGGAAATTAGAGAATGTAAAAGGCAACCAGTTGATTCTTAGGATTATTGCTGATTATCGAATCAGATAGGAGGAAGACCATGCCGGATATTGATGAAAAAACCATTCAACTTATTTTGAAAAAGTACGTTCCTAAGCGATACCTGAATCAGCGTGAGGCTTGTATCTACGCTGGGACAAGTCCAAAGACTATGAATGCATGGATTAAGCGAGGACTGAAGCAAATCGTTCTTGATGATGAGAGCAACCCAAAATATGATGTTCGAGATATCGACGTTTTCATGGAAGAACACAAAATCGGGATCGGGAAGCGCCGCTGACTGATAAGGAAATTATACCAAAGAAAGGAGAATGACATTGAATGAAGTTTCAACAAATTTTGACTATTCAATAGTAGATGATACTACTGCTAAGTTTTTAAAACTAAAAGAACAAGAACTACAATCAATCGTTCTAAACAGCTCAATTCAATTAGGAGAGAAATTAATTGAGGCACAAGAAAAACTTGCTAGCTTCAAAACAGGCACATTCGAGAAATGGTTCAATTCAATTGGATTGAAAAAACAAACTGTTTATAACTACATCAACCAAGCTAAATTTGTCCATCAGATGGACGAATACAAACAAATCGAAATGTTCCAGGAGCTACCAATCACACTCAAAACAGAAATATCCAAACCGTCAGCTAAACCAGAAGCGATAGAAATGGTGCTCTCAGGTGATATAAAAACCACCAAAGAATATCGAGAGCTTGAGAAACAGCTAAAAGCTAAGGATGAACAAATCAAACTACAAGCACAGATGATTGATGATTTGAATGAGCAAGAAACGGAAGTAATTGAAAAAGAAGTCATTGTCGAAAAGGTTCCAGACGACTATCAGCAGCTTAAGCAATCTACGAAGATTGTTGATGAAATCACCAGAGAAAACCAAGCGCTTAAAGCTGAACAGGAAGCTTTGAAACAACGTATCGCAGATTCCGAAAAAGCGTTGCAAGAAAAAGCGAAGGTTGAAAATGATGAACTAGAACAAGCACAACTAAAACGTTTGAAACGAGATGCTGATATCAGTGTTCATAAGCTCATTATCAATATGAACCAATTTGTTAAAGAACAAGCGGTAACGGTATACGATTCGCAAGCAATCGCTGGTGCGAACGATGAGACAAAGCAAAAACTCACGGATTCAATTTCCAGAGTTGAAAAATTATTAAAACAAATCAAACAAGAAATCGGAGGAGAAGTAGCATGGGTAATCAATTAACTAAAAACAACACAATCGCATTAATCCACACATTGGAAACACAAGGCAAACAAAGTGAAGCGCTGGTAAGTTTGTTGCGTGAAATGGGAAATGTCAAAGAAGAAATGATTGGACTGAAAGACGAAGTAAAAGAGCACGTCAATGAAAGCCGCTCGCTGTATGAAAAAATGTCTGAGCAAGTCACTATCACGTATGAAGAGCAAAAGGAATTGCGCTCAATCGTCAGCAAGCTTGCCATTAACCTAACCGAAGAACACCAAAAGCGCCAAGGTAAAACATACAGTGGCAATCTATTTAAAGCTTGGAAAGGTATGTTCATGAGCCGTATCCACTCTAAGCTTAAGAAACGCATGAACGTTGTCCGTTACACATCAATTAAGCGAGTAGATTACGACGAAGCTTTAACCTATTTAAACGTACTAACTTATGAACACTTCAGTCTAATCGATCTTCAACCAACGCCTGCAGTATTGAACGTTTTGGAATTGGAGGAGAAATAATGGGACACGAAAACGTAAAAGAAGCCTTAAAAGATGCAATCGAAATTGCTGAATCTAAGGAAGTGATTACTTGGGATATCGACACAAATTCAAGACCGGCGACAACTGAAGAAGTGCAAGAAATGATTCGTGAACGCCTGTATAACATTGCAGATTTACTTGGGCTGTCGGAATTGTATTTAGAAAAATAACCCCACACGGAAGGAGGAGTCGACATGGAAAATAAAACATTTGTTGAATTGGCGGAAATTTACCAAGCAGCCATTGATGAGCTTGAAAAAGCGGATATCGAAATTGGTAAGTGTTTGGATGCGGGTGATAATTCAAGAGCGAAATCGCTTGAATGCGGTATGAATCAGCATATAGACACGCTTTTCGAAGTCGAAGAAATACTTGATCTAAGGGACGACTTTTGCTAAAGGCAATTTGATGTTAAGAAAACTATAAAGGAGTAATCACATTGAAAAACAAACTAGTAAAAACAACAGCAATCATCGGACTAGCATTAGGCAGCGGCGTTATCGGATACGCAGCAAGCAACGCATTTCAAGATTTGGACACGATCAAGGCAAACTTCAACACAGTCCTACAATACGGCCAGACAAAATCGCAGCGTGTGTCAGAACTCGAATCACAGCTATCCAACAACACTCGCACACAGGAGCAGCTAAAAGCCGAAATTGAGCAAATCAAATCGGACAAGCAGAAGGAAATCGAAGCCAAGCAGCGAGAAATCGATCAAAAGCAACAGGAGATCGCTACAAAGCAACAGGAAGCCGATAGCTTGCGCCAACAGTTGAACACGGTGCAAAACGACAAAGAGCAGCTAGAACAGCGTGTGAGCGAGTTACGGCAGTATACGGATCAAAAAGTAGGGGAGTTGGGGAAATGATTAAATCAATCACTATATCAGTTGAGGAAGATAGCGGATTAACAATACAGCATACCGTATCGACAAAAGAAGAAGCGCTCGCTTTGATCGATCGATACTTCAAGGAGTCAATTGTTCCCGAAGTCAAAATTGGCGATAAAGTTCGTTTACTTTCAGATGGGGGGTTTACGAACGGCATGGAATACATCGGTTATATCTATAAAGTTGAAGCTTTATATGGCAATGGCAAGGTTGGTTTACGCACAGGTATGCCTGGACATTCAGATTTATGGGTTTACTATCCTGACGATTACGAACTAGTAAAGGAGTGAAGGCATGAAAGGACTTAGACGATCAGCATTTTTAATCACCATATTTTTTCTGGGCGTTTGGGTCGGCAATCGCCAACACTTACCCGATTGGGCAGTCTACGCATTGCCAATGTCTGTTATGTGGTGGTTGATCAAGTATGACGAGATGGCGTATAAAAGAAGCGATTTTGAACGCATGAAGAAACGGAGGGGGATTATTTGAATGAAGAATATTTTTTATATCTTGATGCAAAAAACGGCGCAAGAAAAGAATTGGCGAAGCTCCGTAAACTAGAAAGAGCCACTCAAAACGAGGAAATTATAAAGCAGGCGAACAGGATTAGAAAGAGAATATCCATTTACTCGCAAAAATTAATAGATATAAAAAAAGACTCCGGCCGGCAAGCATAGAGTCTAACGAAAAAGATTTACCTAAGTTTACCACATATTGAGAGGAGTGGGAAGATGTCAGATTATATCGCAACAAATTACGACAACCTGATGCAAGACGAAACCAGTCATGTGATGCCTAATATCCACCAATTTAAAGGGTTTGATGAATACAAAGAAGAACGCATCATGACAAGCTACAAACCTCGTGTAGTCAACGCTGACGATGAATTGTTTATCGTTTTTGTGAAGCCGAATCCAGGCACGATCATCTTTTCATTGGATGAGGTTTACCAAAAAACAAAACAATATCTAATCCATGCCGAAGACATCTGCGAATTCATATTTGACGAAAAAGACAAAGATTTGGTTTGGAGCGCCGAACCAGTTTTAGGGAAGGATTTGATTTAATGGCAGAGAAAAATATTATTCAGAAATTAATCACTCTCAGAAAAAAGATCCCATATATCAAAAAGGAACAAAAACAGTATATGAAATTTGCTGTTGTCAGTTCTGAAACGGTTTTAACGGAATTCAATCGTCATATGAATAGTTTAAACCTATATTTGAAAACCGAAGTTCTTCATAAAGAAATCGAACGGCTAAAAGTAGGTGTAAACGAAAAGACAAAAAAAGACGTTTTCAACTATTTAGTGACATTGGACATGAAATATACATGGGTCAACGCTGATAATCCTTCAGAAAGAGAAGAAGTTTTGTTTGCTGCTATGGCGGATGATGAGAATGCTTCATACGCATACGGGCAAGCACTAACTTATGCCGAAAAAACATTCTTTCTTAAAGAATTTAACATTCCGACTGATGAAGTCGATCCAGATGTTTTTCAAAAAGAAATTCTTAAACGCATTCCAGCAGAACCAGAGCAGAAAGAAGCAATTGAAATTCAGTTACAAAAACTACATGACTTGAAAGGCCAGCCGAAAGAAGCCTTTTTCGAACAAGCGAAGATGTCAAACGGGATCTCTCAAGCTAAAGCACTTGATGATTTCAGCGGCTATGATTTCGGTTTGGTTATGAACACTTTGACTAAATGGGTCAACGGGTATGAAAAAGAAGCCAAAAAGAAGAAGTGATGTAAATGTTTCATTTAGGAAAAGTAATCGATCATAAAGGGAAAAGATTGACTATCGAATTTGAAGAGGAAATAAATGCCGAATACCTCAAAATGATGGCTCGTGAGAAAGAAAATCTGGTCAAAGTAAAGCTCATAGATAACGAACCACTCTCAGTAAAGCAGAATGCTCTTTCTCACGCTTTAATTCGAGACATAGCTAATTGGTATGTCGATGATCCAGAACGCGTAGAAGAAATGCTCAAATACGATTATAAGTACACAGAAGACGAACCTTTCTCACACGCCGTAGCAAGTATGAACGAAGGCAATATTTGGATAACGAAACTCATTCAATTTGTCATAAGAGAAGGGGTCCAACTTAAACAAAGATACTCGTATCTACTAGAACATGATAGCTTTTTCTACTATTGCTGCAAGTATCGAAAATGTGCAGTTTCTGGTAGACCAGGAGCGCAAATACATCATGTTACGGCAGTTGGTAATCGGCATAGAAATAACGTTGACCATCGGCTATTTCCATTCGTGGCTTTGGATTGGAAAACACACAATATTGCTCACCAACTTGGGCAAGAGGAATTTCTAAAGAGATATCAGATCAAGCCTGTCTATTTAGATAAAGAAGCTTTAATCAAGATTGGCGTTATGAGTAACGCTCAAATAATGCGCTTTGATGAAAAATACGAAACTGAAGAGCTGTTCAAGAAAGCAATAGAGGAGGGATAGCGTGGCAGAAAGGAAAATATCCAAAAGCAACAGAGGGTTTAAAGGGGTATGGATTCCTTCACACATTTGGCTGGATAAAAACCTAACAATTCAAGAAATGATGTTTTTGGTTGAGATTGACAGTTTAGATATAAGTGACGAGGGATGCTATGCCAGCAACAAGCATTTTTCTGATTTCTTCGGATTGTCGACAAGGAGATGCTCTCAAATAATCAATGAACTAAAGGATAAAGGGTATATAACAGTAAATTTAATTCTTAATGAAAAGAAACAGGTGGAGAGAAGAACGATTAGGGTATCAAGAAAATTTCCTGGGGGGTATCAAGAATATTTCCATACCCCTATGGAAGGAAAGTTCCAAGGTAGTAATACATCTTTTAGTAATACAAAAAACAATATGTCGAGCAAGCCCGACTTGATTCCTTATTCTGAGATTATTACCTACCTGAACAACAAATCAAATAAATCATTCAAAGTTACTCAGAAATGGAAAGACCTGATCAAAGCAAGATGGAACGAAGGTCAACGATTAGATGATTTCAAAAAAGTAATTGATATCAAAACAAGCCAGTGGTTGGAAAGACCGGATATGAATATGTACCTAAGGCCGCTAACTTTGTTTGGAAACAAGTTTGATACCTACTTGAATGAATATCGCCCACAAGTTAATTCTTCAATCTCCGATGAAATTGCTGAATCTCAAAGGAGGTTGTCAGAAGCCTATGAACAATGAGTTAAAACTAGTGGCTGAAATGCTAAACAATCCATCAATCATTACCAACATTGATATCGATTCAGAATGGTTCGAAAGTTCTCAGTGCAAATTGATTGTAGAGTCAATGACGAGACTGCGTGGAATGAAATACACCACCGAACAGGTCCATCGAGAAATGCGAACCATTGATTACTTCAAAGCAGGGACAGCAGATGAATTAGATATTCTGAAGAATTCTGCGAATCAGCTTGGAATCGAAAGAGAACTAGCACGGATCATACACAATGATTATCTTGATCGCAAGTTGCATTTAGCGTCCACAAAATACGCTGAGACGCTTTCTAAGACAGACGGCGATAAGTTAACACGCTTGCTAGAAGAAAAGCGTGACGTTAACCATATTAAGTCTGATGGCAAGTTGGATAAAGCATTCTCTGAATTCTCGGAGAACTTAGATAAACCGAGCGATGTTCTGACGACATACAAACCGCTGGATGCATTTCTTGGTGGTGGACTAACCGGTGGAAAGTTGATTGTTTTAGCAGGGAGACCAGCTACAGGGAAAACGGCTTTTGCTTTAAACATCATGCACAAATTGTTTACAGATAACGAAAATGTTCAGTGCGACTTTTTCACTTTTGAAATGGGGCAAAACGAGCTAATGACACGACTGGTTTCAAAAGAGACACACATCAACTCACTTCTATTTGTGGGCAAGGATAAGCTGTCACAGGAAAATAAAGTCAAAGCACGCAAAGCTTATGAGGAAATGAAAAACGCATTCGATCTACGTGTCTATACATCCGAGTACTCAAACTTGAATGATATCAAATACGCAATTAAGCAGCGCTTGAGCGACAAGAAGTATGTCGTGTTTGTAGACTATGCAGGGCTGATAACAGTTAACGATACTCGCAAAAATGAGCGTCAAGTGATGAACGAAGTCACACGAGAGTTGAAGAAGCTCACAACAGACTACGGAATCACCATTGTGTTGCTAGCACAGTTAAGTAGGGCAGTCGAGCAGCGACAAGACAAGCGGCCAATGCTCAGTGATTTGAAAGAGTCTGGATCATTAGAACAAGATGCGAATGTCACACTCTTGCTTTCAGCTGACGATAAAGACAGTCGCAAAATTCGATGCGATGTAGCCAAAAACAGAGAAGGCATGACAGGAGTTGCGCCATTTATCTTTGACAAGAAGTTTATGGATTTCTCAGTAGACTTTGACGAATGGAGAGGTTAGATGGACGGGCAAACATATCTGGCTATCTTCAAAGAAAACGGCCTTGTGCGATCGGACTTAGTAAGAATATTGGAAAATCAAGTTAAGGTGTTTGAAAAGAATAGCATGCTAGCGAACGCAGAAGAAGCTAAGTGGTTGGCGATCGAAATAGCTGAGGAAGAAAAAGCACAAGGTTATCCATTCTTAAATGGCAATGAAACTAGAGAACAAATCGCACAATGATACTTGAAAGCGAGGGGAATGTTCTGATTATCACGATACCAGGAGAGTTAACAGACTTAAACAAGTTCATCAACAGCCAGCGGACAAACCGATATGCAGGAGCCAAGTTGAAAAAGGAGAATACGGAAAAATGTTGTTATGCATTCTTGATGGCGAAAGCGGCAGGGCTGAGAGTGACAACGCCAATCAACTTGAAAATCACTTGGTACTGCAAAAACAAGCGCAAGGATCCCGATAATGTGGCTTTTGGTGTCAAGTTTATATTAGATGGCATGCAGCAAGCAAGAATGATTGAAAACGATGGATTCAATGAAATCAAAGAAATTAACCATTGTTTTGCGATTGATAAAGATTGCCCAAGAGTTGAAATTGAGATATTGGAGGAATGAATGTGAGTGAAATTAAAGCAGGTGACAAAATTTACTTCCAAGGAAATCAGGGGGAAGTCATGAGAGTAATATCAGATGAAAATGAGACACTACTTGAAGTGGTTCTTACTCAAAAACGAGTGGCTTACTTAAATCCTAGTCAATTAGATCTATATCCTTTTGCAGAGCAACTCAACGAGAATCAGCAGATTGTGTTGGGGTGGTTAAAGGAAGAGCAGACTAAGAATCCAGAATTAACAATTTTTGGCACACTTTCGGTTTTGTTTGATGAATCAGAAAATCGGTTTATGAACCTTGATGTAATCGATGCGCTAAACGACCTGTCTAATTCGCAGCAAGCAGGTGTTTTCCAAGCATTCAGCAAATGGACTTTGGGACAGGAGGAAGAAAAATGAAACTACACCAATTATTAAGCGTGTTAAGTAAAGAGGATTGGGTTGATATTGAGGTTCTAGGCGAAACGTACACAGCTACACTGGCAGTTAAAGAAGTATTACAGAAATATCCGCATATTGCTGAATACGATGTAACTACTCTTGAAGCCGCATTAAGCTATGACAGTCCAGAAGGGCCTTCACCTATTCTTTTGATCGAAGTTTCTCAAAATCGTAAGGAGGAAGAAAAATGATTAACAACGTAACTTTACAAGGAAAACTAGGCAAGGACATCGACCTTAAATATACGCAAAGTGGTAAAGCAGTGGGCACGACAAGTATTGCAGTGGATCGTGATTTCAAGAACGCCAATGGCGAAAAAGAAACAGATTGGGTGAATATCGTGTTCTGGGGGAAAACTGCTGAAACAGTTGCGAACTACTTCAGAAAAGGTGACGAAATTCTAGTTGTCGGAAGAATCCAAACACGCAGCTACGAAGATAACTCAGGGAGCAGAAAATATATTACAGAAGTTGTGGCAGATAAGTTTAGCTTCACAACTGGTCGCAAGAGCCAAAATACACAAGGCAGCGGCGTTTCAAATAGTCAAACGACTAATAATGCTAACGTTCAACAAAACCGCAGCAACGTTCAATCAGACCCATTTAGCAATTCATCGGTCGATATTGATGATAGCCTTCCATTTTGAGAGGTGAGCAGATGACGCCAACACAAATCCAAATCAGAAACATGTCGGATAAGGACCTAGTATGGAGAAAGAAAGTGATCGACAGCCATGTCGAGAGATTGCTTAAGCAACAAGAATGGCTAGCCGAGGAAATGGAACGGAGGAGTAAAGATGAATAAACAGGAGTTGCTTACGGAATTAGAGAGTAATAAAGATAAGTGCTTCAAGGAAGCTGATAAGTATGATGTCCTTAGTTGGGATCGACAAATTGTAGACTCTAAAGCATTAGTTTATATGCAAGTTATTAATTGGGTAGAGCAGCTAGCTGAACAACCAAAAGTTACAGTGCCGCAGTTTTTAGATAAATATATTCAAGAAAACAAAGGTGAATGTGCATCTGACGTTTTTAGCGAAGAATGGTTGCATGATAGTGCAGATGAATTGGATGATGAAGTTGATAAATGGCTTTATGACAACGACGGAACAGAAAATGACAGAAGATATCTCATTGCAGTTCAAGCTTTTGTAACAGGTGATTATGAGGTGGAGAAAGAACCGCTATATCAAGTTAAAATACCTACGCTTAAATGGAACGAATATAGCTCCGAACTCGAAACTGAATTCGCTTATCTTGCATGGGATATAACTAGTGATGAATATACGTTATCCGCAAGCGATAAAGATTCTGAAAGATGGAGAGTTTCTTTAACCGAAGAGACAATAAAAAATATTGATGAACGTTTCTGGGCATTCGCAGTACCAGTGGAGGAAGACAAATGAAACTAGCAGACACAGTAACAGGCGTGCAAGACGGTAAGTATAGCCCACCGCCACGAGTAGTCAGAAAGCAACGGAGAGTAAAAGCAGGCATCGAGTATTGGTGCGTGACCGAACGTTTTAAAACACCTTTCAAAGCGGTGTGTGTCAAAGTGCTTGAGAATTCAGCTGTTGTGACGTTTGGCAGCGATCGGACAGTTGTTAAATTGCGAGATATGAAGAGGGTGGAATGATGGTTAACAAAGAAGATTTGTATCGGTTGGAAAAGTTAGTTAATACGCCAGGTGCTGACGAAGACGAAATCAGAGTTTTGAGAAAGGCTTTGTGGGGAAAGAGTTACGATCGACCAAAGCAAAATAGATACAACTCAACACCTGTCAGATTTACTTTTCCAGATGGTGAAGTCAAAGAATTCAGCACACAGCGTGAAGCCGCAGAGATGTCAGGGCTGAACAAATGGACTTTGGATCGAGCGTGCAGATTGCAGATACCTTTGAAGAAAGGCGATTTTGCAGGTGCAACGGTCGAGATATTGAGTCAGTAATCGGAAGAGATAGTGGAATAGGAGGAAGAATTCAAATGCAATTAAAAAATAGAATTGAAGTAGAAACCCCTTATTATTTTAAAGGGTCAAGTTGCTTATCATTGTTTATTGAACAGGTCGAAGGAGAACATGATCAATACAATCTCAGCAGTGAATATGAGCGCTTGTTTACTGGAATTTCTTTCGGGGAAGTAATTAATGAATACAAAAAAATAAAAAGCGACTTTTATGCTTGAAGTTCATTAATGACAGAAATACACAACTAGGAGGGAGATCATGTCAAAAAGGTATGAAGGTAGACCATATCATGTAGTGATGTTTGTCTCAAGAAATAAAGATAATTCTGAGTTGCAAAATTTCAAGCAACGGACAAAAGCTTTTTTAACACAGAAATATCCAGATGAATTGGAAACAGATTTTAATGAGTTTTGTGAACGTGGCGTTGCTAAAGAAATGAGCCGTTTCTATGTGTCTGTAAATGCAAGAAAACACGAGGTTATCCATAAAGCTTTGCAACACTATCTAATCGACAACCAAGATGCAAGTCTGGCAAATATTGAAAAACTAATCGCTAGTTTATCTATGAAACAAGGAACGGCATTAACAAAAAAATTCTTGTTTGATTTTGATGATGATCAGCAATGCATTGGAATGTTTGTAGATCAGGTAGAACAAGCGCTTGGTAGTAGCACCATGATCAAAGTTCATGAAACTGTGAACGGGTATGCAGTGGTAACCAATCAAGGCTTTGACACAAGAGATCTATTGGAAAAATGGAAGAAAGTGGAACTTAAAAGGGACGGAATGCTGTTTGTCAAAGCTCAAAAGAAATTAGATTAGTCACTAACCACCAAAATAACCAACTAGAGAGGAATGATATCAATGGAATATCACAAAGATACAATTGAAAAACTAAAAGAGAAAGTTTTGATGAAAAGAATCAATGAACTGTCAAACAATAGTCTAGTCTTAGTAGATGGTACAACCATCAATTTTGAATGTACTGATTCAGATTGTTGTGCTTCTGCTGACGGTACTTGGGAATCAGCTAAAGCCGATGGGCTTATAACTGATGTGCAGTTAGTTGACGTGAAAAAAGAAGAGGAAGGCTGGGGCGAAACCCAAATGGTCGCGAAGTTAGTAATAATCCATGATCAAAACCCTATCGCCCAAGCTCAACTGAGAGCAGACAACGGAAATGGGGATTATTATTTCAGTGTTTTATCCGTTTTTGTTAACGGAGAAGATGTAGGGAAGATTTTGGAGAGCTATTACGACTAGTTAGCTATCCGACGAAATAGCAGAAAGTAAAAAGAAAGAGGTAAATAGAGATGAGTAAAGATATATCAATAACAACAGATCAACAAGTAAAATTCTTGGATGAAACAATCCAGAAATTAGAATCATTCCGTCAATCGTTATCCAATGGAGAAGTAACTGTAGAAGATGCAATATTCCAAGACGAGCATACCGCGCCAACGATTGATGAAGCCGGTGGCCGGAATGTCTATGTGCGAATTGATTATCGTTTAACTGAAAAAACAGCAGAAAGCGAGGGGTGAATGTGAGTGAATTAGTAAATAAATCAGAGGTATTAGATATTTGGAATAATTATTGGATTACAGATATGACTACTCTGGATGCAGAAAATCAACTAAGGGAGTTGGCCACGGTAGAATTGAAAAGCGCTCCGCAACTCAACGAGAATCAGAAAGCACTAGTCATCTGGATGCAAGAAAATGAATGCTACACCGGTGACCCTCTGGAATCGATATCTGATTTATTTTTGGAAGCCACACCAAGTGACCATTTTCCTGATTTACCATTAAGTTGCGTAGAAGCTGCTTACCAAAGTTTGACCAATCAACAAAAACTGGAAATGGTAAGTGAGTATTTAAAACAGTATTCGGAACAGGAGGCAGAGTGATGACTCTTAGAGCAGTAGTCATTCGTGAGAAAAAAGAAGAGTGGGACTACACAGCTGCAACTGGTACTCGTTATTGCGTTAGTCGTGAGTACACTGACACAAAGACAAAAGGAAAATTTCATCAATGGATATCCGAATATGCTGCTAACGAGTATGGAGAAAGGTCAAATCTCTACGCAGTAGTAGAAATGAATGACGGAACGATATCGCTATACGAACATGATTTAATAAAGTTTATCGATTAATTCCGCAATCGTCAGCGATAGCAAACAGGAGGGATAAGATGAAAAACGCATATGATGTTTTTATAAACGGAGAACATGACGGTACGGCGCTGAAAATGACTTTAGCAGGCAACAATATTTATTTTGAGGGCTATACACCAGATAAGCCGATCGAAACAGAAGTATTTCGCTTAGATACTGAAGAAAAGTATTGCATAGTTGTTGGAAGAAAATTAACCAAAGGGATTTTTTGGCAAGTAGTTTGGTATAGCGAGGAATACGATATCGCGCATATGTCTGAATTAAAAGATCATCCTGAATCGAGATTAGCCCAGTATTTTTCGATGAATAAATGCTACGAAATTATCGTTGAGCACAATTTAAATCTTGTTGGAGACTATATTGTAATAAAGCAAGCTGGGACAGAAATCGAATTGGTGCAAGTCAATGAAAACTAGCCATTCAATCATCATAATACTGCTGACAATCGCAGGCCTAAGTTGGTTATCCTATACAATTGTGGACCAGCAACTGCAGATCGTGAAGCTAGAACAGCAGCTGCAGCATGAGCAGATGAAGTACAAGATTATTATCAACGATCCGTTAGTCAGGGATGCGATGGAAGCGGGAGGATGAACGATGGACTTTGCAGTAGCGATTTTTTTCGCAGTCGTAGCGACAGTGGTTGCAAGTGTGATTTTTGGTAAGGAAGATAAAGAGGAGGGCAAGTGATTGAAAGCGTGGAAAATGATTGAAAAATGGGCTTGTTGGATAATATTAACTCAGTTTATAGTCACAACTATTTTACATCTTTTAGGTTTATACGAATTAAACAATGGTGAAATTTTATCACGTTCAATATTCGCTATTCTAGGAGTTGTAATGGTTTTAGAAGAAGAGTACAGGGAGGGTAAGTGATTGGAGAAATGGCGTGTTGAACGAGTCAAGGCAGTGTTGAAAGATTACCGAGATACGGATAAGTACGTCAGAAAGCTTGAAGAAGAGATTCGAGTTCCGTATCGAGAAGAGGATGTTAATGGGGACATCAAGGGAACAAGAAGCGACAGCGATTTGATGTTTGGCACATTGTGGACCATCGAGACGGATAAGCAGATTCGGCGGTTGAAACGCAATAAGCAGATTGTACAAGAACTTCTCGATGAGTGCGGCAGTGACACTGAGACGATCATTCGAGAGTTGTATATCAAACGATTTCCGCAATACACTATGCAAGGGTTGGTTGATAGTTTCCAGATAAAGTGTGGTAAAACCAAAGCGTTTGAATATCGGAACAGATTTTTCGAAGAGTTAGACAAGATGCTTGATATATGAACGATTTGCGGAATTTTAGGCACTGAAAACGTGGTAAATTAGTATTATCAGATATCGCCCACAAGCACAACGGCATTCAACCTCCTTTTGATACGTAAAAATTATTCTGTGGGCGATAGTCACTGTGGCGGAAGATCCGCACAATCTGGGCGTGAGAATTCACGAGATATAGAGTGTAATCAACGGAGCAGAGAGTTCCCAGTCCGTATTACCGAGTGGGGCAGTGCCACTCCAGTGACATAGGCAAAAGCCTCCTGATTGCAAGGGGTAAGTGCAAGTAGCCTAAAATGCATGCAGAGGGTAGCTCCCTCAAGTTGGTGGATATGGTTGTACGGAGGACCGGAAGAACCGGCAACGTCACAGGTTCGAATCCTGTGTCACCGATAGGGTTTACAGTTATCCCATTAAAACTTGGTGTTTCGCTACCTTGATGCGAACGAACAAAGAAAGCAACCGAGGATTGTGGCATAGTGGGATATGGTGGCTCGAGATTGCGAGCGTGTAGGTTGCTTTAAATTTAAGTCAATACTCTCATTCCCTTGTGGCAGACGTGTATCTGATATGAGAGTTTTATTAGTCACTCATTGCGAGTGGCTTTTTATTTTGCAGAAAAGCGAGGTGGCAGACATTACTAAATGGACGGAACAGCAAGTGAAACGATTGTCGGAATTGGCAAATGAAGGACTAACAAATATAGAGATAGCGCCTATGCTATCAGAGGAGTTCGGCAAAGAGTTCTCATGGCCAAGCGTTAGAAGTAAACGTGCTAGGTTGGGTTTGCCACCGAGCGAAAAGAATATGCGTGTTAAGCAAACTGATAAGGCTAAGAAGAACGTAGTATCTACAGAAATTAAATCAGATGGTACTCAGACAAATCTTATCAAGCTGCTTATGACTGAAGAGCAGTCAAAGAATCCTGATTATGTATTACAAGCACATGGGTACGATCCTGATAACTGGGAACTGGTCCAAGCGACTAACAACATCTGGGAACAGAACAACCAAGTAGATGGACTTATACAGCTTTATCAATCAAAGATAGTTGTTAAGCCAAGGGCAGCAGTGAGCATTCAAGCGTTGGCTACTAAATTGCTGCAAAGTACTAAGCCGATTACAATTCAACCAATTATCAAAGGGAAGTGCAATCTAGTCATACCGTTGGCTGATTTGCACTTCCCTATTTTGTCGGAACGAAAGTTTGAAACCTATCTATCCGATGTATTAGCAATCATAAATAAAGGCTATAAGACAATCGTCATAGAAGTGTTGGGGGACATCTTTCACTCAAACGCTATGAAGGCAAGTCAAACGATCAAAGGTACCCAACTTGAAGATGTGGATATGGTCGAAGCAATTGAGTTGGCTAAAACATTCTTCATTACGCTGATCGATGAATCATTAAGAAAAAGCTCAGAGGTGAGGATTGAATTTGCCAGTGGTAATCACAGTGACTTTGAGTATTTGTTCTTAATGTACTTAGAGACACTCTATCCACAAGTAACGGTAAACAAACACAACCTACCAAGGATCGCATATCAGCTAGACAATGTAGGCATTATGCTCACTCATGGACACTTCGGCAAGAAGGGCGATTATCCTATGCTATTCGCTACCGAGTTTCGAGACGTATGGAGCAAGAGTAGTTGGCTTGAGATTCACCAAGGGCATTATCACTCAATGGAAGCTCAAAACCTTAAAGGCGTGATTCACCGGCAACTTGGAACAATTAAGCCTAACGATCAGTATGAGTCGGAGAATGGTTACACAATGAACTATAAGAGCACACAGGCCTTTGAGTATTCAGCAGACAAGCTGAAAGTAATCTATGAGTTGGGGTGACTGATATGCATTACTATTACATCCAACTATCAGTAGGAATACTAAGGCATTAGAACATCCGACAAGCGGAGTTGAAACCAAAGCACACGTTGCTTGAATGCTATCAGCAATTTAGTGACGAGTATATCGATCGGCATAGGTTGATATATGTTGGGCATGGGTGGAAGAGCGATCCGCATATTGTGGAGAGATTGAGGAGGTATGGAATGTGAGCAAGTCTAATCAGGAGTTCCTAAACCTGCTGAAGAAGGTAAGGGAAGAGAAAGACATTGATCAGATAGCAGAGTTGTTCATGTCTGTTGTCAACATGTATGGATTAACTACTGATGAAGTATGTTCATTAAGCTATTTTATGGTTGATCGTACATTGCAATCGAATAGTAATAAAGCTTTGTTACGTGATGAGTTCAGCATAGATGTAGACAATCTGGGTATCGATGGTAAGTTGGCCGTCATGAAAGCCATGGTAGCCACTCACGTAGACAAGGTGAGCAAGGGTGGCTAGGCCAAAGAGGTTGGCGATAGTCAATGGTAAGCGAGTGTTGGTTGAGTATGACAGCAGACGTGAAGAGTATCAAGAGTATAACAAAGACAGGTGGAAGTATCAGAACGATTTGATGAAGCTCTATAACTCAAAGCCATGGAGACAGCTTAGTAAGTTAGTGCTGAATGAATACTACTATGTGTGTCGTATGTGTGGAGGAGATGCTACACTAGCGGATCATATCATTCCAGTTCGTGTCGATTGGTCCAAAAGGTTAGATAAAGATAACATTCAACCATTGTGTGAGTCATGTCATGCTATCAAGACTAAAGAAGATAAGATTAAATACAATATGTGACAGTTTTTATGGTGGGGGAAAATATCATATACGGTAAGAAAGTGGGGAATGGTACCCCTTATTTTTAAAACGGGGGTGGTTTTGTGGGGGATAAAACAACGCTGCCCTCTTCCGTGACCAAAATTCCCTTTTGAAATGATTGGAGGTGTGGAAAATGGGCAGAAAACTAACATTATTAGATAACAATAAAAAACACTTAACTAAAGATGAGGTTGAAGACCGTAAATCGGCTGAAAAGCTTGCTGGTGATGGTTTGGTGGAGATGCAGATTACTGCACCTAACCACATGAACTCCATCGCTAAACAGGAATACAAGCGAGTAGTCGGTGATCTGCAAAAGTTACCACTTAGAAATCTTGATAGAGCGATGTTGGAAAACTATTGTTTGTGGTATTCGGTGTTCAAAGAAACAAGTCAGAAATTAACTGAGCAAGGTAATATTCTGGATCGTGGCGAAGGCAACTACGAGGAAAATCCATTAATTAAGACACTAGAAAAGGCGACTAAAAACATCAAATCCACAGCAAGTGAGTTGGGATTGACTGTTGATAGCCGCCTTCGATTATATCTTCCTAAGAAAGAAGAGAAAAAGAAAGATATGTTTGATCAGTTTGGTTAGTCACGAAAGATTTTCATAGTACAACCTTCGTAAACAAAGATATCAGAGATATTTTTAAAACCAACTGTTTGTCCGATTATGTTTTTCCATTCTGGGAAAGAACAATCAACTAGAGAAACTTCAAATGGTCCATCCACTCTAGCTATTATCCAATTTTTTCCATCTTGGCTTAGAACTTTTTGATGTTGCGGATCCATTACATTAACCGAAAAAATCATGATATCACCTCGTTTTTAAATATTATACCACGAAAGGAGGAATTCATTTGGTAGATTATCAAGCCATACCAGAAGAGTATAGAGATGATACGTACGCTTATGCTGTGTTAATCTTTGATCGTGCTATCGAATCATGCAAAAAGGTCTATGATGCTTGTGTCCGCCATTTGAAAGACCTTCTAAAAATTAAAAAAGCTAGTTGGAAATATCAGTACAATTCCGATGAAGCTAGAAAAGCAATTGACTTCTTAGAAATGCTGCCAGATGTAAAAACAGGTAAGACATATCCTTTGGCTAACTTTCAGAGGTTCATTATCGGTAACATTTACGGTTGGCGGCACAAGAAAGACAAAGGGTTGCGTAGATTCAAGCGAGCGTTCATCAGTGTGGCTCGTAAAAACGGCAAAACTATCTTAATCGCTGGTATAGTGTTATACGAATTCTTGTTTGGAAAGAATCCAGCGATGAGCAGACAAATATTTTGTACGGCAAATGCAAAGGATCAAGCCAAAATTGCATTTGAAATGGCTAGAAAACAATTAGATGCATTGCGCGCTAAGTTCCCAGAAATCAGAAAAGCTACTAAACGTGTTCGTGACGAACTAAAAAATTTAAAAGATGAATCATATGTCACTTATCTTTCTAAAGAAACAGGCGCTATTGATGGTTTTGAGCCTTATGTAGGCGTGTTTGATGAATATGGAGCCAGTAAGACAAATGAAATGATGGAATTGATTGAATCTGGTCAAGGACAGTTAGACAATCCATTGACGCTGATTATATCAACTGCAAACTTTGATTTGAATGTACCGATGTATCAAGTTGAATATCCACGAATGACAAGTATTCTTGACGGCAAAATAGAAGATGAGGAACAATTTGCATACATAGCGGAACAAGAAGCATTAGACGAGATAGAAAAGCCTGAACTGTACATCAAAAGCAATCCTATTCTCGTTGTAGAAGCTTTGAAAGACAAGATGATGAATTACTTAAAGAAACGGTGGAAGACCGCTAAAGAAACAGGAAACACCGTTAAAGTAATGGTCAAAAATTTCAACATGTGGACGCAATCAAGTGAAGAGTCTTATCTCTCTGCTGAACACTGGAAAAAAGCATTAATAGAGAAACCAGATATAACTGGTCGCAAAGTTTGGGTTGGAGTTGACGTGGGTCGTACAAGTGACTTGTTCAGTATTTCGTGGGCAGTTCAAATGGACGACTATTTTTATGTAGATTCATTCAGTTTTGTAGCTACTAAATACGGCTTGGCTACCAAAGAAAAACGAGATGGCATGAATTATACCGATTTGCAAAGCAAAGGTGAATGTAAAATCACTGAATTGGAAAGTGGAGTTATTGATTATGACGAAGCTTATGATTGGCTAGAACACTTTATTTATGACAATGATTTGGAAGTGCAATGTATAGCGTACGATCCGCATCAATACGGACACATTCTCACATCTATCGAGAAGAATCATCCAGATTGGCAACAAGTCGAGATAAGACAAGGCACCATGACCCTAAACATGCCAACAAAACAATTTAGAGATGATGTCATTGATTTGAAAGTTAGACATAGCGGCAACCAACTATTAACCGCGGCGATCAACAACGCTATTACCAAAACTGATAATAATGGCATGCGGATCGATAAGAATAAAAACGGGAATAAAATTGATCCGATCGACGCATTATTAGATGCGTATGCTATGTGCTATACAGAATTCCAAACTGGTGGATACTGGACAGATGAAATGATTTTAAGTGGAGATTTTGGGTTCTAGGAGGTTACTATGAGCAAACTATTTAAATGGCTATTCATAAACATTCATACGCTACTATTATTTGTCGGTATCGCTTTTATAGCTATATCGGCTTTTTTGTACTCTTTGATTGTCGGTTTTCTTGTGCTAGGTGTATGTTGCATAGCTACTAGTTTAATTATCAATAAATCAATGGGATAACTGATTTTAACTAGAAAGGAGGTGGAAAAATGGTATTTTTTCAACCGCTTGGATCAACAGAACAGCAAGTGCAAGAAATGCTGTACGATACACCGTCGTCAAATTCATATGTCGGTATCAGAGGGCTTAAGAATTCAGATGTGTTGACTGCAACGACAATTATCGCTGGTGATATAGCAAGGTTTCCGATTATCAAAAAAGATTTAGACGGTAATATTGTTCAAGATGAAAAACTGAATTACTTAATGAACGTTCGATCCACAAGTAAGATTACAGCTCATGTATGGAAATTCGCTATGGCTGTGAACACAATTCTGTGTGGAAATAGCTATTCTAGGATTTTGCGTGATCCAGTAACAAAAGAACCTTTGGAATATGAGTTCTATCCGCCTTCAGCAGTTGTAATTGAATCTGAAGATAATTTTGAATCGTTCTATTACATGTTTTATCCGCTGAATGGAAACAAACAGATACGATGTGAACCAGAAGATGTGATTCATTGGAAGTTTTTTAGTCACGATACAATCTACGGTCGTTCGCCTTTGTTGTCACTGAATGATGAAATCAATTTACAAGATTCTGGTATTGCAACATTACTGAAGTTCTTTAGAGATGGTTTTTCAAGTGGCATATTGGAAATGAAAGGTGGAAAGCTTTCTGGTGAGGCTCGTAAGGTAGCAAGACAAGAATTTGAAAAATCTAGAGAGAATTCAACAGGTGGCAGCCCGATTGTAATTGATTCTACCATGGGGTACACACCGTTAGAAGTCGATACAAACGTACTAGGGCTGATCAATTCAAACAACTACTCAACAGCCCAAATTGCTAAATGCATGCGTGTACCAGCGCATAAATTAGCTGTAACGAACCCCAATCAGTCGGTTAAGCAGCTGAATGACGATTATATCCTAAATGACTTGCCTTATTACTTCAATGCAATAACATCTGAACATCAGTTGAAGAACTTTAATGACGAAGATAGGCACAAATACACTCTAGAATTTGACACAAGGTCTGTGACTGGTATGAATCCAGAAGAAGCATTGAAACTATATAATGGCGGTGTAATCACTGGAGATCAAGCGTTAATGTACATGGGTAAAGCTCCGACTGGCGATGTAGACATGCAGAGAAGAAAAGCGAGTCTAAATTATGTTTGGGCAGATATTGCCGAAAAATATCAACTGGAAAATAGGCAAAAAAAAGGAGGTGATAAAACGTATGAAGAAACTGATGATTGACGGAGATATCAGCCGTTGGAATGAATCTATTATGGAATTCAAGCGAGAAATGAAAGCAGTTGATGAAGAAGAGGATTTGGTAATCGAAATAAATTCTTACGGTGGAGACGCTTTTCTTGGGACTCAGTTAGGCAATTTAATCGCTGGACATTCTGGTAAAACAACTGCAATCGTTACTGGAATGGCGGCAAGCGCTGCTACACTGCCTGTTTTTGCTTGTGACGTCATTAAAATGTATCCATCTTCTCAACTTATGATTCATAACCCATCAACTTTAGCTTATGGTGATTCTAAACAGCTACGGAAACAGGCCGATAATTTGGATATCACTAAAGAAGCGGTTTTAGGAGTCTATACAAACAGGTTGGACTCTGAAAAGGCAATTAAATTTATGGATGATGAAACTTTCTTTACTGCGAAAATGGCTGAAGAGGAAGGAATTGCAGATGAAATAATCAAAGGCAAGGTTAAACCCGTGAAATCTGAAATTTTTGTCGAACAAGCAATGACTTTTAATGAAAAACACATTGTCGAAGAAAACGAAGAAAAACAATCATTAATTAATCAAATGAAACAATATTTATTGATTGAAGAAATAAAAAATACATTGTAATCAAGATGCTGAAAAGCATCTTTTTTTATACGAAAATTTAGGAGGAAAAAATATGTTTACAGAACAAATGATGGCTTTAGAGAAAAATATCCAAGAAATGACCGCTACGATCAATACGCAGCGAGCTGATTTAGTGAAAAAATTAGAAGCAAACGACGTTGAAGGTGCTACACAGTTGAAGAATGAACGCGAAGCTAATAAAGCCAAATTAGACCAAATGAAAACTGAATTAAACGCTTATACAGCCGCTTTGGAAGGTGATGTTAACTTCAAATCAGGGGCATCAAATCAAAATACATCCGAACTGTCGGAATATAGTATGAACTTGAATGAATTTATCCGATCTAAAGGACGTCACACTGATGGGATTGAAATGATTGGAGAAGAAGCTGTTGTTCCAGCGGGATTGTTTAATGCGGCTGTTAAAATGGCAATTGATCCTGTTACGGATGGTGTAAAGAAAGCAGATGCTAAACCAGTATCTTCGGAAGAAATCAGCTATGTTCCAGAACGGGAAATCAAAACCGTTGTCGACTTGAAAAAATTTACACGTATTCATCCTGCGAAAAAAGGTTCTGGAAAATATCCAATTTTAAAACGTGCGACATCACGGATGAACTCTGTCGCTGAATTAGAGAAAAACCCGAAACTTGCCAAACCAGAATTTGACGATATTTCTTGGGAAGTAGTAACTTATCGGGGAGCAATTCCGTTATCCCAAGAATCTATTGATGATGCAGATGTTGATTTGATGGGGATTGTTGCTGAAAATATCGATGAAATTAGTTTGAATACAACTAATTACGCCATTGCCGAAGTAATGAAAACATTCACGCCTAAAACAATTACTGGATTAGATGACATCAAAAAGATTTACAATGTTGATTTGGATCCAGCTTACAACAAAGCTTTTGTATCTTCTCAATCGTTCTATAATTTCTTGGATACAGTAAAAGATGGCAACGGTCGCTATATGTTGAATGATTCGATCGTCTCAGCTTCTGGAAGAGTATTTGGATCTTATCCTATTTTCCCAGTTGGCGATGATGTGCTTGGTGCAGAGGGTGAAGCTCATAGTTTCTTAGGAGATATCAGACGTGCTATTCTGTTTGCCGATCGTAAACGACTTAGCTTGCGATGGGTAGATCATGAAATTTATGGTCAATATTTACAAGCAGTGATTCGTTTTGATGTGAAAAAAGCTGATGAAAAGGCGGGTTATTTCTTGACTTATACAGAACCTGTTGAAGGTGGTTCGGGGGAATAGTGGCACCTCTCATAGCAGAGGTGAAACCAGATAGTAGTTGGCTTAAATCTGATATTCAAAAATGGTTAGATGAACGCGGTATTACTTATGAAACAACTGATACAAAGGCAATTTTATTGAAAAAGGTAGGTGATTAGATGAATTATTCTGAACTAATTAACGAAGAGCAATTAAATCAGATCAAAATATATTTAAAAGTAGATATTGATTACGAAGACGATTTGATTAAAGAGTTTTTAGATGCCGTTGCTTTAGAATTAGTAGATGCGATTGATTCCTCTAAAATACCAGCTGATTTCATTGATGACCCTAGATTTCACCTAGCAGTTAAAAAGCAAGCTAAAGAAGAATATGAGCATAGAGGTTTAACAGCAGATACGATGCGCTACACGCTTGCAAACGGTGTAGACAATATCATTCATCAACTTCGGGTGAAAGGAGTTGTGTTGGATGATAACACGCAAACTCAACGAACGGATTACATTTTTTGAACGGAAAACAAAAAAAGATGAAAATGGAGATTCTTATCAAATAGATGAGGATCTCTTTTCTTGTTGGGCTGAAGTTGCTAAATCAACTACTAAAGAATTTAGGAATCGTTCGAACGATAAAATTGAAGACCTTAAAAAAAGGCGTAACAAAAAGACGCTTTATTTGAGATTTAGAACAGACATAGCTTCTGAAATGCTAGTTAGGTGGAGGACTCATGAGTACAAGGTGATAGACCTTGAAGAAGACTGGCAGTCAAAAGATATGCTGATGGTAACTGTGGAGGTGGTCGAATGACAACAGGCTTAGAAGAAATACTTTCTAACATTCACAAGTTGCAGGTGAATAACAAACGAGTTGCTCGTGAAGCTGTTACGGAAGCGGCTGAACTATTTGCGGATAATCTAGAAGCCAATACCCCAAACGATGAAGGCGAAATGGCTAACGATGTCCAGATAACTGGCTTCAAAGGTGGCGCTCAAGGACAAATTGAGAAGGATATCGGCTACGGGAAATCAACTGGTTATCGTGTTAAATATCCCGATGACGGAACTATTCATCAGAGACCGCAAAACTTTAAAGAGCGTACCATTCAACAATCAACTCAACCCGTTAAGGAGATCTATGTTAAGAAGATACAAGAGGGGTTGAAGCTATGAACATTGAAACTAGAGTGTATAAGCTTTTAACAGCAAGCGATATACCTAACCTTTTGAATTCTATTCGCGGATCAGTAATACCCGAAGAAAATGGAATCTGGAAACACGATATTCCAGAAACGTTCCGTAAAAAAGAGTTAGCGCCCTTCATTAGAATTAATCCAGTGTATGAAGGTGACTACGACTATTCGGATGACAGTGCGATGTCTGAAGAGCAGAGAGTTCAGATATCTTACTGGTGTAAAACAGATACGCAGGCTTATCAAATTAAACAGATGTTAGATGATGTTTTGAAGAGCAATGACTTTACAAATTATACAGCAAATGAAACCCCGAGATATAAAGACACCGATATTGACCTGCTGATCAATCACAGGAAGTATCAGTTTTTTGATTGGGAATCCTAAGGAGGAAAACAAATATGGCAACAAGAACAGTAAAAATTGGGTTAGATAATTGGGAAGTGGCTACACTCGATGATGCAGACAAAGTAACGGGAACACCTACTGTTATTCCTGGACTAACATCTGCACAATTATCAATCACTATTAATAGTGCAAACTTTCAAGCAGATGATGGTTTGTGGGCAGTATTAGACGGAGGTATTTCTGCAATGCAGTTGACGATCGGTAATGCCGACTTGAAGTCTGAAGCAAAAGCAGTTTTACACGGATTGACATTGGAAGATGGAATGGAAATCTATACATCTGATATGACGATCCCTTATGTAGCAACTATCTTCCGTTCTCGGTTAAATACAGGGAAATTCGTATGGTTCGGCCTTGCTAAAGGGAAATTTGTACCTGGTGGCTATGATTTAAATACACGTGCCGAAACACCTTCTGGACAACCAGATTCATTGGTAGGTAACTTTGAGCCACGGGCAGATAAAGTAACACATATCATTACTCGTGAAGATAACGAAGATTTCGATATTGCTAAATTCCGTGCCAAGATTTTCCAACTAGCGGCTGTTGGCGGTGAATAGAGAGGGCGAAAGCTCTCTCTTTTTATATTTAAAGGAGGTTCAATATGGCTATTTCAATTAGTTTCAAAGTCGATGGGAAAATGAATACTTTTAAAAAAGATGACATTTATTTTTCAGACAATATTCGAGCAGTAAAACACACGATTGTTCAATCGAAATTCTATAACAGTGACGATCCAACACCCGAAAAATATGAAGAAATGCAAGACGACTTCTGTGAAATGATCGCAGATATTTTTAACAATGAATTTTCAGCAGAACAGTTTAAACGCGGTTTATCTTTGTCTAGCCACGAGAAAGCGGAAGAAGTTTTCACAAAAGCGCTGGGGGGCAAAGCCGACAAGGAAGATAAAGAAAAAAAGTAGAACCGCAAACTCCAGAAGAAGTCTTTGAAATTTTAAAGAAGACAGTTAAATCGTTCATCCAAAACGGATACAAAGTAAACGATGTTTTTAGTATGAAATTAAAAGATATCGCTCTGCTTAACGACATGATGGAATCAGAAATGGAAAGTGAATTAACTGAAGACTTTTTGGACTTATTAATGTAGAGAGGAGGATAAAATGACAACTAATTTAGGTAATTTGGCAGCAACGGCCAGCTTAAACATAGATCCCTTTCAACAGTCCACAAGAGTATTAGAAACACAAATGCGATCTATCGATCGAGCGCTAAAGAGTTCGGAAACAGCGTTCAAGAATAATTCGAAAAATATTGCTGCTCAAAAAACACAGTACACATTAACTGGCAAGCAAATCCAAGTTTACTCTGCTCAACTAGAAAAACAAAAGGAAAAATACGAAGGTCTACGAGCAGAAATAGGCGATGTAAATAAAGCTACTGCTGATCAGAAAACACAATTATTAGCAGCTGAAGCGGCGGTAAACAAGACCGCAGGACAAATTGAGTCACTCACAGGGAAATACAATGCTTTGGGTAAGGAAATCGCAGTCAGCGAATCGAATTGGACTAAAAGCGGAAAAGTTTTAGAAGATATCGGTAAAAAAACTACAAAGATTGGCGATTCATTAAGTAGCGTAGGGACTAAGATGACAATGGGCGTTACAGTTCCAATCGTTGCAGGTGTGACTGCTATAACTAAAGCAGCGATGGATTGGGAGTCTTCGTTTGCTGGTGTTAAAAAGACCAATGATGAAATTGTGGATTCCAATGGAAAAGTAGTGTATAGCTATGACGATTTGGAAAGCGGACTAAGAAATCTTTCCAAGCAATTACCTTCTAGTCACGCAGACATTGCTTCTGTAGCGGAAGCGGCCGGACAATTGGGTATTCAAACAGATAATGTTGTTGCTTTTACAAAGGTTATGATTGATTTAGGCGAATCAACAAACCTCGGCGCTGAAACAGCTGCCACAGAATTAGCACGATTCGCAAATATCACCCAAATGTCTCAAGACAAGTTTAGTAACCTTGGATCGTCCATTGTAGCTTTGGGTAATAACTTTGCAACAACAGAGTCAGAAATATCAGCAATGGCATTACGACTTGCTGGTGCAGGATCACAGATAGGGATGTCTGAGGGAGATATTTTAGGCTTCGCGGCTGCTCTGTCGTCTGTGGGTATTGAAGCCGAAGCAGGCGGATCAGCATTTTCTAAGGTTATGATCAATATGCAGTTGGCTGTAACGAACGGCATTGGCGCTTTTGACGAATTAAAATCAATGGCATCTGAAGGTGGAGTGTCTTTCGAACAATTAGTGAAGGCCGTACAAGATGGAGGAAATGAACTTAAATCTGTTGCGTCTAAGATGGGCATTTCAACGACTTCTTTGAAGTCACTCTACAAAGAAGCCGACACAGCAGCGATGTCTCTTATTCAGTTTTCTGATGTAGCTGGTATGACCAACGCAGAGTTTGCTAACCTGTTTGAATCAGATCCGGCAAGTGCAATCATGGCTTTCGTAGACGGATTAGCCAAAGCGGAAGAACAAGGAACCTCTGCAATTTCCATTTTAGATAGTATGGATATTAAAGAAGTGCGTTTGCGAGACAGCTTGTTACGTGCCGCTAATGCTAGCGGCGTTTTTGCAGATGCGGTTGGTATGGGGAATGATGCATTTTCTGATAATACCGCATTAGCTGAAGAAGCGAATAAACGATATGCAACTGTAGAATCGCAATTAGGTATGTTGAAAAATGAGGTTGTCGATGTCGCTGTTGAGTTTGGCGGCCCGTTTTTACAAGCATTGCGCGAAGGCATACAAACTGCTAAACCGTTTATTTCAACTATGGCTGACCTAGCAGAAAAATTCAGCGAAGCGAATCCCGAAACCCAACAAGCAATCATTAAGTATGTTGGATTGGCAGCCGCTTTAGGGCCCGCTACTAAATTAATGGGTGGCTTTCTCAAAGTAACAGGCGGAGGATTAACTGCAGTAGGAAAATTCAATCAATGGATTGGTAAAGCGGCAACAGGTTCCACCTTGTTCGGCACAGCAGCTGCAAATGCCGCGGGAAGTAGTGGCGTTGGTGCAATGATAACGGCTTTAGGCTCTGGCGGATTAGCTGGAGCGATGCCAGCAATTATTGGTGCTGGGGGACTGTTGGCAGTTGGATATGGTGCGTGGAAATTATTCGGCGAAGAAGCATGGAATTCTAGCCAACGTGTGCAACGATGGGGAACGGATGTAGGTGCAGTTGTTGATACTACACTATCTGGCATAAAATCAAAAACTGACGAAGCTAGTGGACAATTTGGCTTAATGGCTGATGGATTCGACGCTAATAGTGAATCAATGGTCTCAAACTTTGAAAAAATAGGTCAAACAATTGAGGATAGTTTAATCAAGAAAGTTGACGGACTAGATCAACTGCTCAAAGAATTACCAAAATCTATCGATTCGTCAGCCAAAGATATGGTTGAAGATGAGAAGAGCAAAGCGGAATCGGCTCTTCAAACTGTGCAAGAAAATACAGATAGAATTACATCTATAAAAAAAGCTGCTTCAAATAATTCTAGAGAGATAAGTGTTTCGGAAGCTAAAATCATTCAGGATTTAGCAAAAAATACAACTGAAGCATATATTGAAACTTTGGATGTATCTGCATCTGAGAAGAAAAAGATACTAACTGCAATGACTGCAGATGTATCAAATGCAACCCAAGCAGAAGCCAAACTATGGCTTCAATCGTTGGGCGAACAAAGAAGGGCTGCCCAGGAAAATGCAACAATTAGCCGTCAAGAAAAAGAAAAATATCTCGAAGACTTAGGCTATAACCTTGATGGTGAATTTGCTGAAAAATTCCTTTCTGCATGGGACGAGATCAATGCTACTACTGTGCAAGGGTTCGACTCTCAAATGGAAACTATTTTGAAGAAATATCCCGAATTACAAAATGAAGTTTCTTTGGCTAATGGTCAATTGATTTCAAGTATGGGAGATTATGCAGATAGCGCAATTGCAGAAAATGAAAAAATATTAAAAAGTGCATCTGATTTATCCAGAGAATTATCCGCTAATGCCGAAAAGAATGCAGAAAAACTATCTTGGACGGCATCGGAATCTAGTAAAGCGGGTAAGTTAGCAGCTCAGACATGGAATGACTTGGTATTTGATGAAAAATCTGGTGAAGTAAAATCAAATGTGGCAGAAGTTGTCACAGAAGCAACAAAGGATTCAACTACGTGGAATAATTTGAAGTTGGTTGTTCATGATGCTGATTTGGATAGTAATGCCAAAGATATTGTTGGAGAAGCTGCCATTGCAAATGGTTGGTGGGAAGGTATGGCTTGGTCAGATAAAAAAGCCATATTAGGCGATGAATTTAGTCAAACAATGTACAAAGCACTAGAAGATTCTGGAAGATGGGATGAAATGTCATTCGATGAAAAGAAAGCATTTCTATATTCAAACACTCCGGAAGTTATGGCCGAAACGATGCTTCAACTGGGATTGTGGGATTCTTTTCAACCAGAAATAAAAGAGTTGAATGCCGAAAATTACGAGTTGTTAAACGCTTTGAGTTACTCGCAATCGGCTTTAGAAGAATATAATACGGTTGACCCGGACTTTAAGGAACTTCTGGCATCTGATCCAGCAACAATTACAGTTGAACAATCTAAATCAATGTTAGAACAATATAATAGTCTATCGCCAGAGTTAAAAGTATTGCTTGGTCAAAACACAAATATGATTGCAGTCGTAAGCGCTGCTCAAACTAAGATAAACGACTACAATACTCGGTATACACCTGGAGTAAAACATTTACATGCTACCTCTGACACAAGCGCTGTAGATTATATGAGAACTCAAATTGACAGTATTCCTAACTATACAGAAAAACGGGTCGCTGTAGTTTACGAAGGAAGGAACACAGGACAATATGCTACAAATGCTACTGGTAATCCTTATTTCGAAGGTGGACTTACGTGGCTAGGTGACGGCGGCAAAGCAGAGCCTTATCTAACTCCACAAGGACAGTTTGGCATTTCACCAGCTGACTGGACAATGTATGATTTGCCGAGAGGTACCAAAATTTGGCCATCTGTACAAAAACTAATGGATAGTCTGCCTAGATATGCAAATGGTACTAAGTTTGATGACACTAATATTTCAAGGATCGGCAATTTATTTTCTTCATCTTCAAGTGGAAACAGTAACAGCGGCTTGTTAGCCGCAAAATTAGATCAAGTCATATCCTTATTAGGAAATCTATTGGTAAAAGAAAATAATTGGAGTTTCGAAGGTATTGTCCAGCTAGATAATAAGCGCCAAGTAGGAAAATGGTTGGCGCCAACTCTAAACAATATCGAGTCAAGTCACCAAAAAATTCAAAATATTAAGGAGGGGAAATGATTTTGAAAAAGACGATTTACTTCAATGATAAAGAGTTAGAAGTAGACAGTTTAAAGACTACAATCAAACCGCTCTTTGGTATTAGTAATTCTCTGGTTTCAAGGGCCAACAGCATTTCAAGAAGAGTCAGCAGTTTTGAAGCTAATGCAAAGTTGATTACTCTTTATTTTCCGTTCCAACACAAAAGTAACTATCAAACTATAGAAAGCATAAGTGAATTTTTCTACAGTGATGAAACGAAAATTTTGATTAATCCGCGAGATGAAACAAGATACTTTCTGGCTAAAGTTGAAGGTGAAATTGATTATGTTGAGGAAGGTAATATAGTCTATTGCACTGTTAACCTTATAGCTCCAGAAGGAATGTCGAGGTCAATTGATACAAAAACATTCTCGTTGATCACAACTAACGGAAACACTTCAGCCGAAGTAGAAAACAACGGAACATATAAAACGCCGATAGATATCAACGTTACTTTTACAAGTGATGCAAATTCTATCGGTTTTGTTTCGTCCGATAGAATCGTACAGTTAGGAACATCATTTTCTGAAGACGATGAGAATGCTATTGCATCGGACAAAGTCATGAATGACGAAATGGGGACGTCAACAAAGAATCTATGGTCAGTGAATGTAGGTCGTCCAAGGTGGCGATATGACGATGGGGATAATACGTCGAAGGTAGAGGGAACATTAACTTGGGGAAGTACTGACGTTACGCCTGCTTCATACGGATCATTTGATACATCCAAACCAGGTTATTGGCATGGTCCGACAATTACAAGAGTGCTTACAGAGACGTTAAATAACTTCGAGGTTACACATCGTCTTGAATTCAAGCCAAGAGGTACTAAAGCACAAACACCACTTTGCCAAGGTTTGATTGAAATAAATTATTCAGATGCAGACAATAATTTTATCCTAGGTTTCGAAATGAAAGATAACACCACGACTAGTGATCGAGTAACATATTCATTCTTTGTCGGTGATTTTCGCATATACGAAGCAAGTTTACCGACAAGCGTTTTGAATTATAGCGGTGGTTTTTTCGGATCAATCACAATGGGTAAGGTAGGAAATAAGTTTTATTTTAGATTAGCTAGAATAGATGGAACAACTTGGAAGGAGACTTGGAGTACACCAACAAAATCTTGGACAAACAATACAGTAGCGATGTTGTCCGCAAGTATTGTTAATTCATTCATGGCACAGTGGAGGAATTATCGAACAATGAGTATCAAGTTGACACACACTAGAATTACACAATTCCAGACTGATAACGAGGCGCTAATTCCAAAAACATTCTACGAAGGAGATAATCTTTTTGTGGAAGGAGAAACGAATCGTGTGTATATCAATGGAATACGTGACGACAGCTACCGAGTGACGGGGAGTAGTCAATTTTTGACTGCTGAAAAAGGTTTGACAGAGATTGTGGCCATATCTGACGGATCCTTTGAAGGAAATCTAGCAATTAGGGAGAGGTATCTATGATTTATCATTTTCTAGATCGGCAGTTTAATCCTTTAACTTTCATCGACACAGATGCTTCAAATGGAATTGTTGTAGCAGATGATATCCACAATGTCGGGTTGACAAACAGAACATTGCTAAACACCTTGACCATGGATATATACAAACAAACTGGTCCAAGAACAAACGACTATGATCCTAACGCCCCTTATGAATCATCTTTAATCAAAGAAGCGAATCATGTGGTATTCCAGAATGATCGTGGTGAAGACATTTGTTTGTTCGTGCGAGCGCTAGAGTCAGAGGATGAGTCAGTACGCCCTATATCTTGTGTAGACATAGGAACCGAACTTAGGAACGGTTCCGCCTCTATTTTTACCAGTAACAATGCCCAATATGTTGATTATTACATTAATCGAGAATTATACGACACAGGTTGGTCCATTGGGGTTAATGAGCTTGGCTCAGATATTAAACGATTAGTTGATACCAGCACAGATGAAACGCCGTTAGCACGCATACAAAGGATATGTGAAGCCTTTGATTGTGAAGTTACTTTTACTGTTGATTTTCAAAATATGAAAGTCATCCGCAAGTTAGTAAATATCTATTATAATATAGGCGCCAAAGACACTGGGAAAATTTTGTATTCTGGTGTAGATGTGATTTCAATGCAAAAGTCAGTGGATATTGATAATGTTATTACTGCAATTGAAGACACAAACCACGGATTTGACTCTTTAGGCACAGGTGATGGACGTTTTTTCACTAGAGTTGGAGAATCAATCATCTATGATCGAGAAGCTAACGCATTATACGGACGAGGAAACACGTCCGTTGAAAGGTTTAGCGGGTTTATAACAGGGCGCTATGCAAGTACAGGAACAGCACCCATTGAAAACTATAACGAATTAAGAACGATATTGGAAACTCGTAGCCAACCTACCTTTTCCGCTGAGGTCGATATGCTCTTTAATGATGGAGATTTTGAAGTTGGTGATTGGCTCACATTTATTGACGAAGAGTACAATCCATCTTTAAGAGTCAAAGCTAGGGTATTAAACAAAGAACTCCATCGAAGCAACCCAGCTGAAAACAAGGCAACCATCGGAAACTATCAACTATTAGAGAGCCTTATCAGCAGCGATCTCACGGCAAGGCAGCAGCAAATGAACAAACCAAACAGTATGTATTTAATCAAGTTGATTCCGGATAATGGGGTTAGCTTTGTTGACGGAGAAGAAAAAACAACAAATATCACTGCAACGATCTATAAAGATGGCGTGGATATTACATCCAGTGTATCAGCTGATGATATTTTGTGGTTTAAAGTTGATAAGGATGGCAACCACGATACCGCATGGGAGGAACTAAATAGTCAATCTGGAGCGACGGTACAAGTTACATCTAATGATTTCACGGAGGTGTCCAGTATCCGTTGTGTTTTGACAATATTTGATAACCACTTTGTTCAAGCTATTTACTTTTTAAACGGTTTGCGTGAAGTAGCCCGCAAGGTTTTGCGTTTGCAAACCAAAGACACGATCACTAGCGTCCATATATCAGATACACATTATGCGACTGATTCCATAGGGCGTGGCGATCTAGAAAACTATGGACGTAGTAATAGCCATATTAAAAACGTTGCTGAATTTACCAATTTTGTAGATGTCGATTATGTCGTTCTAAACGGCGATACACATGATGGATCAACAGCTAATAAAAATATCGCACTGTCTAATTATCGAGAAGCAGTCAGCACGTTGGGGATGTCAAACGCACCATACTTTGTGACTTGGGGAAACCATTGCAACAATTCATGGGGAGACAATGTTACGAATTCGATCACGAAAACCGTGAAGAATTACCAGCCTAAAACTGCAATGACCTCACTGCATGGCAAACTTCGCCAAGTGATCACACATGAAGAGATGTACCAAATTGCTACAAGATCAAGCACGATCTTCGATATAGTAGAAAACCCTCTCGATAAGAAGGGGTATTATTACTACGATGTGCCTGATAAGAAAAATAGAGTGATTATACTAAATGCACAGGATGTACCTATTAGTTTAGATGACGATGGCTTTGCAAAATATATTGATATCAACGTATCTGGCTATCGTCAAGCCCAAATAAAATGGCTATATGATGTGTTGAAAAACACCCCAACTGATACGACTGTATCCATATATCAACACTATCCGTTTGGCAAACGTTATAAAACAGATATGGATTATTACGCATATAACTACGAAATGATTGATGGAATCATTGATAGCTTTGTCACTGGTGGTACGTACAGGCGAACATACAATGCAAATACAGACTTCACAGCAAGTATTTCTTGTGACTTTGAGGGTCATAAAGGAACGCTTGCTTTTTTAGCGCATGGACACATGCACAACGACCGAATCAGTAAAGATACTAACGGAACAGTGAACTACTCTATCGGCTGTTCTGTGAGCCGTCCGAAGAAAGACCAGGGGGACAGACCGCTTGGGGTTTTGGAAGAAGATCTATGGGATGTGGTTGTTTTGAACACGAAAACCCGACACGTTGATTTGATTCGTTTTGGCAAAGGCACGGATCGTTCATTTGATTATTAGGAGGTGGAAGAATGCCCGTAGTACAGGATGAAATAAGTTTAGTCAAAGTAGCAAACGGTGACGATGGCCGAGGGATCCTCGGCACACCAGTCGCAACGTATGCACAATCAACGAGTGGAACTATCCCACCAACTACATGGTCAGCAGATAGACCGAACGTACCCGCTGGCCAGTATCTTTGGACAAGGGTTGTCACAACTTATACCGATAACACGACGTCCGAAACACAAACTCCAACTCTGATGGGGGCTGAAGGTGAATCTGGATTAGGCATCAAAGATAAATCGATCAGC